TACAGAGGTTTGGAAGGTAGACAGGAAAGCTTCTGAAAATAGAAGCGTTGTTACTTTTGAGCTGGCTTCACAGACAGATTCACCTAATGCCCGTGTTCCGCAAAGACAGTTAATAGGAAATATTTGTCAGTGGGCTTATAGGTCTTCTGAATGTTCTTATACAGGTAGTAATTATTGGAAAGCAGATGATACTGTTGCTTCTACTTTGGCACAGGATGTATGCGGTAAGAGACTGAGTTCTTGTAAGTTACGTTTCGGGGCAAACGGTAATTTACCTTTTGGTTCTTTCCCAACAGCAGGTAGAACTCAGTGAAATTATCTGAAGAGGTTCAAATTGAAGCTCTTGAACATGCTAAGAAGGACTTTCCAAGGGAGAGTGTAGGTTTAGTTCATATTGTTAAAGGTAGAGAGCGTTATTTCCCTTGCAAAAATATTGCTGATGAACGTGATTTACATTTTGTATTAGATCCAGACGACTATATTTCGGCAGAAGAAAAAGGACAAATCACAGCCGTTATTCATAGTCATCCAATTACAAATCATGCTCCTAGCCCTGCTGATTTAGTTGCTTGCGAGAAATCAGGATTACCTTGGCATATTGTTAATCCTCAGACAGAATTTTGGGGTTATTGTGAGCCATCTGGATATGAGTTGCCTTATGTTGGAAGACCTTTTTATTACGGTGTTATTGATTGTTATACCTTGATTAGAGACTTTTATAAGCGTGAATTTAATATTGAACTTACTGATTATGATCGTAAAGATCGTTGGTGGGAACGTGGGGAAAGTATGTACTTAGATCATTTTAAAGATGAAGGTTTTAGAGAAGTACCTATGGAAGAAATTGAATATGGTTCTGTTGTTTTAATGCATCTAGAAGCTACAGTCCCTAATCACGGAGGTATTTATATAGATGGAAATATGGTTTTACACCATGTTCAAGATAGACTAAGTTCACGAGATCTTTATGGTGGCTTCTATCAAAAGAATACCGCTAAAATACTGAAACATGAAAGTCATTAAGGTCTATGGAGAATTAAAGAAGCGGATTGGTCAGAGCCGTTTAGAGTTAGATGTTGCGACCCCTGCTGAAGCAATTAGGGCTTTATGTGCAAATTTTTCTGGGCTGCAAAAGTGGATTGTTGATAGTGAAAAAGATGGTGTTGCCTACAGGGTAAAAGTTGGGAAGGAGCAAATAGGAGAAGATAATTTAGAAGTGTTGCATTATCCGTGGAGTGAAAGAGAAGTTTTTAGTATTACACCTGTTCTTATGGGTGCTGGCAAAGGTGGCTGGGGGAAAGTCCTTATTGGCGGTCTGATGATAGGTGCAGCAGTACTAACAGGTGGAACTTCTCTCGCCTTTACAGGAACAGGATTCGCAGTCGCATCTGGTGCGACAGCTACAGGAATGGGGCTTGTTGGGTTAAAAGCATTAGCACTTGTTGGAACGTTGGGAATCTCAGTTGGGTTGATGGGCATTTCTGAATTGTTATCGCCAACGCCTGATGTGCCAGAAGAAGCGGAAACTCTGGCTAATTATGCTTTTAGTGGGGTTGCAAACATAACCCGTGTTGGTACTCCTGTCCCAATTGCATATGGAAGGTTATTTGTCGGAAGTTCGGTAATATCAAGTGGTCTTGATGTCGATCAGGTAGTCTGATGTCTTACATTCGAGGAGCTGGTGGTGGTGGCAAAGGCGGCGGCGGCGGTTCGCCTACTGAGGCTGATGATTCTCTTCAATCGGTTCAGTATGCAACAGTATTAGACTTGCTTTCGGAGGGTGAGATCCAAGGTTTAGACGATGGGTATAAATCGGTATATTTAGGAGGAACACCTGTTCAAGATTCATCAGGTGCTAATAATTTTTCAGGATATACAATACAGACTAGAAACGGGACTCAAGCACAGGCTTATATAGGGATGCTAGAGGGTTCTGAATCGGAAAATAATGTTAATGTTCAAGTTGAAAATGGTAGTCCTGTTATTAGGCAGATTACAAACACTAATACTGATCGGGTAAGGGTAACTATTAGAATCCCATCTTTAAGAAAGGTAGAAGATGACGGGGATCTAGTCGGCAATAGTGTTCAAATAAAGATCGAAACTCAGTACAATGGAGGTGGTTATAGCACTGTAAAAACAGACAATATCGTAGGTAAGTCTAGCAACCTTTATATGAGAGATTATATCTTCTCTTTGTCAGGTGCTTTCCCTGTAGATATAAGAGTTACCAGAGTCAGTGCTGATGACCCAGATAGTAAATCAGAAAGTCAAACTCATTGGGCTAGTTATACAGAAATCATTGATGAAAAATTAACTTATCCGAATAGTGCTTTAGCATATCTTCGATTTGATTCTAGACAATTTAATAATATTCCAGATCGTAAATATAAGATTAGAGGTATAAAAGTTAAACTTCCAAGTAATGCAACTGTAGACACAACTACACATATAGGACGTGTAACTTATAGCGGAGTTTGGAACGGAACTTTCGGGGCTGCGACTTGGTGTAATGATCCTGCTTGGTGTCTTTACGATTTGCTTGTTTCCACTAGGTACGGTTGCTCGATTCCTGAGTCTTCCCTTGACAAGTGGGATTTTTATAGTATTTCTCAATACTGTAATGAATTAGTTGATGATAGAAAAGGTGGTCAAGAGCCAAGATTTGCTTGTAATATTTTAATTAATCAGAGGAAAGATATTTATACCGTTATAAAAGAAATGACCTCTTTATTCAGAGGCATGAGTTATTATGGTGCTGGCAATATGATGGTACTGCAAGATAAACCGCAAGACAGTCAATACGTTTTAGGCCCAAGCAATGTAGTGGATGGGGCTTTTGAATATTCGGGCGTTTCACAAAAAGCAAGGCACACTTCAGTAAAAATTGCATATCAGACCTATGAAGGGTTAGGTGAAACAATGTTCGAGTATGTAGAGGACGCTGATGCTATCGCTAAATACGGAATTATCAGCAAAAGTGCAAAAGCTTTAGGTTGTTATTCCCAAGGTCAGGCCCATCGTATGGGCTTATGGTTGTTAAAGTCCGAACAGCTTTTAACAGAAACTTGTACTTTTTCTGTAGGTATAGATAGCGGGATTGTGTTAAGACCTGGAATGGTAATTGACATTGCTGATCCAGTTAGAGCAGGAACAAGAAGGTCGGGACGCATTGGGACAGGCTCGACTACGACTGTAATAAATATAGACAGTGGGGAAGATTTCTCTGTTGACTTAACTAAAAGTCCAACCCTGTCTGTTATTCAACCAACAGGAATTATAGAAACAAAGACTATTAGCAATTACACTCCCAACACATCGCCCCCTACCGTTACTGTAAGTTCTGCGTTTAGTGAGGCCCCTAATGATGAGTCTGTATATTTAATTCAGACGAGTGATATTCAGTCTCAACAATATCGTGTCATAACTGTCGCAGAAGACAACGATGGTTCTTCTGCTGTTACAACTCTAAGATATAATAATTCTATTTATTCTGCGGTTGATTCGGGTACAGATATTGTCTTTAGAGATATTAGCAATTTAAGCGCAATACCTGATCCTGTTACTGATATAGAGGGGGAGGAATTTCTCTATTCAGATGGTCAAGGTGTGTTTGTTGGTTGTGATTTAAGCTGGCAACATAATAGAAAGAGAGTTACAGAATTTAGAGTTACTTATCGAGTAGATAATGATAACTGGGCAACAGTAACAACATCTTCACCTTCTATTAGCCTTAGGCAAGGCGGTAACTTTGGTGCGTTAAGAGCAGGTACATTGTCTGTTCAGATTCAGGCAGTTAACTATTTAAATAAAGGAAGTACTATTGCAACCTTTACGAAAGCATTAGCAGGTAAAACAGCAGCTCCTGGGGATGTTACTAATTTAACGATGATTCCTACTAACGGGTTAGCTCGTTTGCAATGGACTCAATCTACTGATCTTGATGTGATTGTTGGTGGATTAGTTAGGCTTAGACATTCTCCTGATCTCATTAATGTTACTTGGGCAACTGCATCAAGTATTCATAGTGATTTAACTGGTACGGCTAAGGAAGCCTATGCGGATTTAAAAGGTGGAACTTATTTAGCTCGGTTTGTTGACTCAGGTGGAAGGCTTAGTGTTAATACAGCATCAGTTGAATTTACAAAACCTGATTTAGATAACTTAGTTAATATTAATACTCAAACAGAAGATACTACTTTCCCTGGAACAAAAACAGATTTAGTAGTTGATAGCGGAGAATTAATGAACGCAACTGACGGATCTAATTATAAAACAACAGGTACTTATTTATTTCAAAATAATCCTATAGATCTAGGTGCTGTCTTTAATGTTCAATTAGAAAGTACTTTAAAAGTTCGGAGCTTTTACCCAGGGAATGTCTTTTTAGATTCTTTGGGTACAAATTATGATGCAACGGCAGCAGCAGGAACAACTGGTTTTGATGCGATTACGAGTGTTGATGGAACGACTCCTCCTAGTGCGGATGCTAATTTATATATAAGAACAACACAGGACAACCCAAGCAGTTCTCCTGCATGGACAACTTGGCGGCCTTTTAATAATGCACAGTTTCAAGCGAGAGGATATGAATTAAAAGTAGAAGCAAGTACAGGTGGAGAGAATAATGCTCGTATTTCAATTCAGCAGTTACGAGTTGCCTCTAACATGCCTACGAGAACAATAAATGGCACTGGAACTTCTTCAGCTAGTGGAGATTTGACTGTTACTTTCTCTAAGAGATTTAATGCTACTCCTGCAATTGGAATCAGTATGAGCTCCTCTCCTTTTTTATCCT